GACCTGGGTATGGAGGTCGCCCGCCTCACAGGCGTCGAGATACTTGCCTGCGACTTCGGGTCCGTACTCGTCGAGGAAGATTTCCCAACACAGGGCGCCGAGGTTGCGGGAGTCCGCTTGCTCAAGGTCCATGTTGCAAAGCTTCATTCCTGGGTCAGCGACGAAGACGGAGCGAAGGGACGAGGTTACGTTTTGGAGATTTGTGCCAGTACCATAATCGCTTTCACTGGACGCCCATCGACCAGTATTTGTTCCAGCGATATTGATATTGGTTCGCATCCTTCCATCTGGGTCAATACCTGTTCGTAGGAATCCAAGAGATTTCCCGAGGTCTCGAAGCGCAAGAAGATGCGAAACGATTGGCTCTGCGATAAAGTATTGAGAAAGCTTTTCAAGTTGTTCTCGCCCGGAGGCCGGAGCAAAGATACCATTGGTGTTCCTCTTTCGTTGGATGGGGAGGTTCATCACCTCGTAAAGAAGCTGGTTGAGCTGCTTGGGCGACCGCCAGTTTACGGGGGAGGGAAGGCCGATGCCCTCCATACACAGGCGTTGGAACTGAGCCTCGAGGATAGCAAGCTTTGCCTCGAACTCCTTGATGACGACGTGGCGTCGGGACTGGTTGACCTTCAGCCCACGCATCATCATTTCCAAAACCGGCGCCTGGAGTTCGCGGGAGAATTTGTAGGTCGCGGCGCTGGTGGCGTCGAGGTTCGGAAGGCAGGCCTGAAGAACTTCCTCGGTAACGCAGACGTCGAGGCCGTTGTAAACCCAATACGAAGTATCCTTCGACATGGCGGCGACGGCGGCTGGCGTGAGATCGGCGGTATTGATTATGCGAGCCACGGCGATACGACTCCCTCGGGGTTCACGGCGGAAATGGTGAGGCCGCATTCCTGTGCGAAGGCTTTCTCAGCGGCCACGCCTTTACTCGTTTCCCAGCCGTCGATGTTCAGGATGTAGAACGCATCGGCCTTGCGGATCATGTCGAAGTTGATGAACTTCCAGAAAGCGAAGTCGGTCTGGAGGGTGAACTTCCTGGCGATCTCGTGGTAGTGGACGATCGGAGAATAGACGTGCTGGCCGGCGATCGTGAGGATGGCGGTGGCCTGCTCGGCCAAGAGGAACCGCGTCTTCATGATCAGCGTATCGGGGTGGCTGTATGGGGATGCGAGGTAGATCATTAGAACCATGCCTCCTTCGGAAGGTTGAAGTCGCGTTGTGCCTGGGGGTGGAACTGGACGAACCATAGGTTCTCCCCCATCGGAACCTTGGTGCGCTGGGCGCACGAGGCGAGGTGCCGTGCGATCTGGTGGTTGACGTACCCCTGCGGATCGCGGGAGTTTTCGATCTCGAGTTCGTTGACGTGGACCTCGAGTTCGTAGAAACCGTCGTCCCCGACGATGATGCCGCCGACTACCGGGGCGTGAACGAGGGAGCGGATTGTGGCAATGTGGCGGTCGTCCATCTCAATCTTCCTTCTTCAGCGTGTCTGTCTTGGACATGAACTTCCAGCTTGCTTCCTCGGTGTACACGGTGGCGAGGAAGGCAAGGCCCTTCTCCATTTCCGGTTGCTGCGCATGGTGCAGAAGCATGGTGTCGTGCTCGGCGAGGTTGCATGTGATGCCGTAGGTGCGCCACAGGCGGTGGATGTCGTAGAGTCCGTTCTGGAAAACGGAGGGTTTCATGGCGCACCAACGGCGGGCGAAGTCCCATGCGATTAGCTCGTCTTCCAGGGTTCGCCAGTAGTTGCCGTCACGCTGCGACGCGGACCAGAACGGGATGACCATCGCGCTCGACGTGGAGGGGGCGAAGCCAACGCAGGTTATCTGATCGCCCTTAGTTTCGATGTCGATGGAGAGTCGACTCGCTGGTACGATGTACCGCTGCTCATACTCTTCAAGATCGCTGAGGGTTGGTTCAATCCAGATCTCACGGGAAGGACGACGAATGTCTGGCTCGTAGGAATTGCGGCGGGCTTTATCAAGGTCCGCCAGAATAACGGGTCGTAAAGACCACTCACGTAAGACAGCCGCTGGATGATACGTCGGTAGTACTTTGAAGGTACGAGATAGACTGACCCCGGTTGCAGCGGCTCCCGGAGCAGTCGCGCCGATAGGTGCACCACGTATAGTCTTGATACCGCTGGTTCCGAGTAGAGCCCAAGCCGCCGTCGCGCCCAACGCAATGATGAGGTTAGGGTTGACAGCGTTGATCTCTTCGTAGAGGCGGCGAAGCTCGGGGGTGTATTGGGCATTGACGTGCTTCCCTTTCACAAGCGCGGGCATTCCTGGGATGCCCTCTATCTTCGGCCCGCACAGATTGACGATGTCGTTTGTAGGCTTGGGCTGAAGGTTGAAAACGGTGGTGGCGTAACACTGGCGGAACTCGATGCCGGACTGGGCGAGAAGTTGTTTGATGAACCAGCCGGACTTCCCGACGAAGGGGAGGCCCTGGGCGGCCTCCTCCTCCTCACCGTACGCTTCGCCAATCAACATGATTGGGTACTGGGTCATTCAGCCCTCCACGATAAGACGGGCGTAGCCGGCGATGTCTTCCCAGTGCTCCGGGTTATTTGCGTCGCCGGCGATGATCCGTCCGATCTTCGTGCTGATGAGATCGAGGGACTCGAGCTGCTTGAAGGTCAGGTTCTGCTGACCGCGGCGCTGACGGTTGACCGTCTCCTGGTGGATCAGGGCTTTCAGCTTGCCAGCGATGCGGGCTGTGTCCTCGTAGTCACCGTGGGTGGACTCGCGCTGGTTGAGGAGGGAGGTTTCGTAGCGGACGTCAGTCAGTTCGTCGTCTACTCCCTGTTCAACTTTCGTAAAATCCAAATCGCTCATCGGTAATTCCTTTTCTGAGGTGGATATGGCTTGTAACATTTCGTTACGGTATGGTTCACAACTCGTCGGCGAAGTAGGCTTCGGAGCTTCGAGCGAAAAACTCAGGGTCTCGCTCGAGGCCGAGGACCCGACCTGCGCCCAAAGCTTCCGCAGCCTTAAGCGCGTTGGCAGACCCGGCTGTCGGATCAAGGACGAAAGAGTATTCATCGACGAACATCTCCATGAAGTGCTTCAACATCGGCACTGGTTTCTCGTTCATGTGGATGGACTTGTCCCGGCCTGGGTGGGAGTACGCATTAGCTTTCGCGCCGACGATTTGACGGTCGCCACGTGACGCGAAGAATGCCGTTTCGTAAATCCTGCGTGGACCTCGGTTAGCATCAGGAATAATTCCTGTGTTGTCCGACTTGACCCAGACCAGAGGAAAAGGGTTGACCCGCCAGCCCATCTCCGTAAGCAGGTCGAAAGTTCGCTGATAGAAGTCCATCGAGAACCAGAACATAAGATGTGCACTCTCAGCGACGACATTGGACATCCCCATCTTGAGGGTTTCGAGAAGCTCCCAGTACACGTCGGGGGAGTCGGCGTACTCCCCGTACTCCTGGCCGGCGCCCTGATCGGACTTGTGCATCCCCACGCCGTAGGGGAAATCGCAGTGGATGAAGTTGAAGGGCTGCCCCGAATAGGCCGCGGCCCACTCGTGGAAGTCTTCGTTCAGGAGGGGCGGTTTGCGAACCTTCGGTGCGACGGGCTCGTCGTCCGGGAGGGCGATGGTCGCCGCTGCTTTCGTCTCCACCTTGTCAAAGGTCGACGCAGCCTTGCGGGAATTCTCCCGCTCGACGATGTTGAGCGCGGTGGAAAAACGGTCGGCTTTTGCAACTCGGTCGTTGCCGGAGGTAAGGGCCTTCGCCACTGCGAGGTTGCGCGAAACGTCCATCGAGCTAAGCCCGAGTTCCTCAGCGATCTTTGCCTGGGAAAGGGCCGGCTCTTCCTCCCGGCGGATTTCAGCAAACCGCTGCATGGCGAGGGCGCGTTCCTGCCATGTGATGTCGAGGCGCTTGATGTTCTCTTCGAGTTCGATCGCCTGGTGTTTGAGGGGATCGAGGGAGGACTCAAGCTGCGTCGGCACCGCGGTCCAGCCCAAGAGCTTCATAGCAGTGAGGCGGCGCTCGCCGGCGATCAGCACACCCTGCTCATCGATGACGATGGGATGGATGAGGCCCAGGCGGTTGATGGACTCGGCGAGTTCTTCGATCCCCCGGAGTTCACGCCGCTGGCGTTCGTCCCGGTTGATGATGATCGAGTCGATCGGGGTGGAGTTGAAAATACCCGAGGTCATCGAGCGGCCTTCCGTTCTTCATGGCGAGCTTTGGCTCGGGCCAGAAGGGCATCGAGCTGTTCGGCGTTGAACTTGCTCCGCTTTGCGGCCTGCTTCGCAAGCCGGATTTCGCGGCGGTATTCGGGGCGAAGGGAGGTCTGGATCACAGCTTGACTCCTTTGAGTGCTTCGGTGTAAAAGTCGAGGGGGACGGGGACGAGCTTGCCGCTGTGGATGCGGATCATATCCTGCGCCTCGGCTTCGTCGAACTTCTGAGCTTGCCGATAGTCGGAGTGCCAAACGCCGGAGGTCGTCAACCAGCCGGCGCTCTTATGGAGGAGGATGTATGTCATGAGGAGTACCTCGATGGTTCGGTCCTTCTGGAAAAAAGGTCGGGGCATTCGCGCCCCGACAATTCACGCTCGACCCTGGGGAGGATTAGTCGAGCGGCATCGCCCTGCCGATGTTGGCGCGGGTGATCGACTCGTCGCGCTTGTCGACGTTGTGGTTGATCGGGGCGAGGAACTGCTTCTTCACCGCAGCGTTGAAGCCCTCCTTGATCGAGGCGTCCTCACCGATGCAGCCCAGGGTGTCGACGAGGAAACGCTTGACCTGGTTCTGGCACTGGATGAAGGCGACCTCGTCGTTCTTGTTGAACATGAACGAGAGGGTCTGGCGGATGTCCGTCACGTCGCCCGGATACTCGGTGACGTCGACGTCTTCGAGCGGCTCCACGACCTGGCAGGGGAAATCGATGGCCTGGTATTCCGTGCCGTCGTTGCCCTTGAAGTCGCGGATCGACGGGAGCTTCGTGATCATCCAGCGATACGTGCCGACCGGTGCGAGCGGGACCTTCTTGACTTCTTCGAGTTTCTGACCTGCGATATCGTTAAAGTTAAAAGACATCTGATGCTTCCTTTAGCGTTGAGATGCGGATTGCTTCAATTAGCTTTGAGCTTCTTGAAGATGGTTGCCATACCAGTCTCGAGCGGAAGCTCCGCGTCGAAATCCGGGATGGAAATTTTGAGGTCGATGATGCCCGTGGGCATTGTTTTGATCTTCCTCCTGGTCTGCTTCCCCGAGCCCGTAGACTCGGCGAGGAGCATGGTGTCGAAGTATCGGGGGATAACCGGACCGAGCGCCGTGCCGATGGCATTGACGTAGCCCTTGTTCACGCCCTCTGTTACTTCCTTGTAGTTAACGTGACTGATGATAATCACGTTCATAGCGAACGCCGGATTGGTCAGGTTCGCCAGCGTATCTTCGACCATCTTCTGAGCGGTGCCATACCACTGGCGAGGGTCTTTGATATTTGCGTTCAGATACTTGCCCCATTCGAAAGCGGCCCGCCCGTAAGCGGAGAGGCTGTCGAGAACGAAGATCGTGTTCGGGTCGTTGACGGCTGACCATTCCTGCATCTTGGCGAGTGCGTTTGTGGCTGCCTTCGGCGAACCCTTGAGGGCCATGCCCGTCGGTGTCGCTACGTAAGTGTCACGATACGTTTCGAACTCGACGTTTTTCAGCTTGTCCCCAAGGCCGAGTTTCTTGGCTTCGTTCTTGAAGAACCCAAGCCCATTATCCATATCGAGGATTTTGAACTTGTAGCCTTCGGCTAACAGGCTGACGAGGGAACCGGTCTTACCGGTGCCTGAGTCGCCGATGTAGATCAGCTTCACGAATTCGGATGAGGGGTGCTCGTCAAGAGTTGGCATCAGTAACCTCCCGGAACGCGGAGCGCATCACCGCCGAGCTGAAGTGCTGACTGCAGCCGATCAATTTCATTGCTCAGCCGTGTGATAGCAGCGTGAGTATTCTCGAATGAACTGCTCAGCTCCGGAAGGATGGCCCCAGTCGTAGACTGATCAATCTTGCGCGTGGCATCTTCCGGAACGCTGCCGACGAGTTGATCGTTGAGAGAACGAAGACGCCCTGTAAGCTCTACGATCCGGGAAGCTGCGATGTTTGATTGTTCGAGGAAATAGTGCATTTTGGTTCGGTCCTTCAACGTGCGCGAAGTGGGTCCCACCGGTCTCCGCGCACGAAGAGGCCGTTGAGGAACTGTTCGCGAACCTCGGGGGAACGGGAACAGACGGGACGGAAGGGGCACCCGCCGAACTTGTCGCACGAGGTGCGGTTCATTGGGAAGTAGCCGAGCTTGGTTGCGCTGCGCGCCCCTTCAATCGTGTACATGGTGGTGTCGTACCACTCGTTGAGTTCGCTGTCCGTGCGGAAAGTGAGACCGCGCTCGAACCGGGTGAAGCCCACTGCGATCTGCGCAGCGTCGATGATCACACCGCGGACTGGCATCTGGTAGATGGCCTTGCCTGCGAAGGTATACATGGACATCTGCACGTCCGGCTTGAAGCCCTCGAAGTAACGCGAGGTGATCGTAGTGCCGGTCGTCTTCTGGTCCATCACCATGATGTTGTCTGCGTAGGTAACGAGCCGGTCGATGTGGCCAGAGAAGATGATGTCGTCATCGACGGGGAGGGCGAAGGAATATTCCACTGCCGGCTTGCCGCCGTCGAGGATCACCACGCTCGCGCTGTCGTCGCGGAACTGTTCGAGGTACCAGACGAGAGTGCGGATCAGGTTCTCCCGAGTCTTCATCCGGGCCGACCCTGCGGCGTCGACCGGCGGTGCGTAGGGGGTGCCGGTCCCCGGAATGCGCTCGCCCTCGGCGGTGAGTTCGTGATCCCAGGTTTCGATCATCGCCTCACGCACAACCTCAAGGGCGGCTTCGTCATACGACATGCCGACGGCGCGGTGCTTGTAGAAGTGTTCCAGCGCCGTGGCGTAGTGACCGCCGAAGCGGAGGTGGACGGACTCGTTCGAGGACTTCCATCCTTCGATCATCTGGAGCTGGTACTTGCGGAGGCATTCCTCAGCGAGCTTGATGGACGTCGAGTCCCAGCCGAACTGGATGCCGTCGCGGAATGCTTTGGGTTCGGTCACGGCGTTCATCAGATGGCCTCGATGGTTTGGGTCAGCGCGTTGATCGTAAGGCGCAGGCGAGAGGTTTGCAGGGTGACGCGGATGTAGCGATCTTCGATCTCACCAAAAGTAAGGTCACGAAGAACTTCAACCTGGCAATCGTCAAGGTTGCTGGCGATGAGAAGTAGTTCGTGCTCGATGGAGGTGAGGCGGGCTTTGAGGCCGTAGAGAAGGGCTTCGTCGTTCATAGCTCCAGGTCTCCGCCAATCTTCGAGGCCAGGTCGAAAGTCTTCTGCTGCTTTTCCGTCTTCGGCTTGGTCGAGCCGGCCATCTTGTTTCCGAGATTGAACTGGTGACGGGACGCGCGGAACTGTTCGATGATGGTTTCGAAGTCTTTCTTCTCGAGGCTGAGGGGGTCGCGGGAGAAAAGGGTTTGAAGGTCGCTCACAGGATTGGCTCCACTTTCTCGTGATATTCATGGGTGAAATTCAGTCTGGTTTGACTGGCCATCATCCGAGTTGCATCACCCACTTTACTGAAGTCAGCAACTTCTTTAGCAGCGTGGTAACGCTCGCTAATCATTATTTTCTGGAGCGTTTCATAGTCTTCCGCAGAGAGCCGCATGATGTAATTCACAACTGAATCTCCTCAGCCTCGAGATTAAGGGTTCGCTTGTCGCTGTCCAGGAACTGGCTCACGAGTCTACGGATGACGAACGCGGCACCGACCTCGGGAAACATATCCCGCAGCCGCTGGTAGTCACCCGTGCGAAGATGAAGCGTATGCTTCGTAGTGTCGTCGTTAGTCTTCGACATTGGGTTGCTTCGCTTTCACTATCCACAGCTCAGAGCCGGGATTGGTTGGACTTATTAGGAAGGAGAGGACCCGCAGTTGCGGGTCATCATCGATGCGGGCCTTGCGAAGGGCGTAAAGGCGCTGGCGGAGACGCTCGGGGTCCTCGGTCTCAACAACGATCCCGAGGGGTTCTCGAAGCGCGTCGTAGAGCTTTTCGAGGAGGTCGAGCTCTCCGGTCATTCCGAGTCGGGGCCGGGCTCGATGCCGTCGCGAAGGGTGACCTTGAGGGTGGGCTTGCGGGTGCCCTCCCAGGCAACGACGGTGGCGATGGGCGTGGCGCCCTCGCGGATCGCAGTTGCGATTTCCCAGTTGTCGGTCTTCGGGATGAAGCCGATGAACTCTTCGATCGGGCCGCTGTCACCGCGACCGACATCAGCGATGACCTTGACAGCGTTGGGGTCGTATTCATTGTCGAAGTCTGCTTCGAGGCGAAGCTCATCGCCAATCTCGAGGGCGTCGACAGCTTCCTTAGCGGAGGCGGGGCGGAAGTTCAGGCCTGCGATTGTGGTGTGGATTTCCATTGGTTCGGTTCCTTCAGGAGATTGAGGGGTGCCGTCTACCGCCACATGTACGAGCCCATTGTTGATAAGCTCCTAGTGAAACGGTAGACGGCGGACGCCCCGCACACACCTTGGGGATTGTGTGCGGGGCGGAGGTCAGAGGGCGAAGCCCTTAGACCTCGAGGCCGGCGAGGGAGTCGAAGCGCTTCTTCTTCGCGTCGACAGCCTTCTTGGCTTCCTTGATAACCTGCTCGGCCGCGGCGAACTTCTCGATGTTCGCCTCGATCTTTTCGGCCCAGGACTCCTTGGTTTCGCCGTCGGGAGCGACGTTGATCTTGAGACCCTTCTCGGCGAGCTTCGCCTTGACGATTTCCTTGGCGATCGAACGTGCTTCGCGCTCGACCGGATCGAGCTTCTGCGAGGCGCCGACGGTGGCCATCGTGAATTCGTAGGTGGAGTCCTTCTCGGCGACCAGTGCGCGAGCCTCGTCGAGCTTGCCAGCCTCGACCAGCTCCTTGACCTTCTCGCGGACGTTGTTGCCGATGTTTTCCGAGCGGACCTGATTGAGGGTCTTGGCCTCGGCCTCCGTCAGCGTGTGACCGGCGGCATACGGGGCGGAGATCTGGAAGGTCTCGCCGGCAATCATCTTGTTCTTCATGTCGGGCATTTCGTATTTCCTCTGTGGGGGTGGGTTGTTGATAACGTGGCGATATTAACATGGCGGGGGGCTATGTCAACCCCCCTTACGCAGGGTGGTATGGTTTTTTGCCACATCGAACATAAAAAGTGATATGGCTTCTGACCATACGGGGCTGTATGGTTCATAACGAAATGTTACGAGCCATATCAGGCTGGACCGTCCTCCATGAGGTCCGCCGAGTTGATGTAAGTGAGGCTGTGCTTCGCCCGCGTCTGCATCACGTAGCGGAGGTTGCGGTCCTGGCCTTTGTCGCTGATAAGGTCCCGGTCGAGGATGAAGACGTTATCGAACTCGAGGCCCTTGGATTTGTGGCCGGTCATCAGCTTGATCGGGCCGTCGCAGTTGAAGATATGCTCGGCATATGCGATGGCGTCGGAGAGGTCCTTGCCTTGGCGGGCGAAAATCCTCATGCACTCGGCGCGATCTCGGATGGAGCCCGGGTTCTTGGTCTTCTCCTCCTTCTTCGCGGACCACTCATCGATCGCCGCCAGCAGGTCTTCTTGCGGCATGTTGCGCGGGCCGAACTTGGACATGATGCGGACCAGGCCCTTGCCGATATCGTTGCCGACGAGTTGGGCGTAACGCCCGTTCTTCAGCAACTTGATCGCCATCGCGAAGAGCGGAGCGTTGTTGCGGCAGATGATCGCAGCGTGGGCTGGAAGGTCGTCGACCGACCATGAGCCCAGGTACTGGACCTCACCGAGCTGTGCCCATTCCGGATGCTGCATGTGCGGCGCCCGCCACCGAGCGTGCTCGACCACTTTGCGGGGGCATCGGAAGGAGACGGAAAGCATGAGCTTTCGCATCTGGAAGGACTCCTCGAGAAGTTCCATCGACTCCTCGTGGGCGCCCCGGAATCCATAGATGGCCTGGCACGGGTCGCCGACGGCGATCAGGCGTTTCTTGACGAGCTTGCGGAGCGTGGCGTGGTTCAACGCGGAAAGGTCCTGGGCCTCGTCGATCAGAATGAGGGGGTAACGTGGGAAGACGGCCTGAAAAATGGTGGGCATGAGGATCTGGTCGTCGTAGTCGCACTCGCCCTTCCACGCGAGGTCGAGGCTACGGAGGGTGACGCTGCGGATGAGGTGCCATTCCCAGTCCGCGAGCTTCTCCTCGTGGTGGTCCTGGAAGTCATCGTCTCCCATGAGGGCGACGTACTTGGCATCTCGCGGTGCCTTGTATCCGTCGGGGATGTAACCGCAGGACTTGCCGAAGGAGATAGCGCGGAGGAGATCGGTGAAGATTTCCCACGCAGCCTTCTCGAGTTCCTTGTCCTCGAGCTTGGCGATCTCGTCCTTCAGCAGGTCGCCGATCTTTTGGGAGTTGATGGTGAGGCGGCGACCGATGGTGTCGCCCCAGATGCGGTGGCCGAGGCTGTTGAGGGTCATGGCCTCGCAGTGGCGGGGAAGCCGGGACTTCATCTCGTCCGCGATCTTCTTGTTGAAGGCGAGGCAGAGGGTGCGGACCGGGACCGCCTCGGCGAGCATCACCAAGGTGGAGGTCTTGGCCGCGCCGGCGAGGGCACTGATGATGAGGTTGTCCTCGGTGTCTCGGCCAGCCTCGATGATGGCGAGCTGTTCGGCGGTCGGGGTGATGGTCGGACGCTCGGGGGCGTCGGTCAGAGAGAATGTCATAGCAGTTGTACCTTTTCCTGTTCTTCGTAATTTTGATAGGCGAGATAATCACTCACCTGTTCGATTAGGTTTGAGAAATAATGGTCGTATTTGGCGGCACGGTCTCGAACGTGCTGAGGAATTTTTTTGCCGGGTTTGTCTCCTTTTTTAAGCCAGTATATGTGTTCGACCTCGGCCCAATACTCGCCAGTAAAATCGTCGCGTCCGAATGATACGTCGGCGACGACCGGAAGACCGCCGAGGATAGTTCCAACGCCGAGGGGCATCACGAGTCCTTTCCGTAGTGCGCGATGTATTCGGTTTCGAGAAGCTTGCGTACGCCCTCGAAACCTTCGCAGGCGAAGGCCTGGGTGAAGTCGGAGGTGAGGTTTCGAGAAAGGTCGCAAACGCAAGCGCGGCCTTCAAGAAACTCGCAAGAATCCGTTATCGAATAGTTACTCGTGCTTGCGTTCTTCATCGAAAGTTCGCTGTGTGCTGCGAGTCCCATCGACGAGGGGAAGGTTTTGTTTACCTTCTCGAGGAGATTGGAGTACTTGTCGTTTGAGGGGTAGGGCCCGGCAGGGATCATCCCGGTGGAAAGGCGCCAGACCATGGCGCCCTCCGTTCCGGTTACGCTGCAGACCAGCTCAGTTGAGTGCTGGCCTTTACCGGCTTCGTTCCAGCCGGGGTAGGTAGTGACGGCGAACTTCATACCAGCACCTCATATTCACGCCCGCGAGTCTTGAACGCGGCGAGGGAGGTGACCTCGACTTCGGCGCCGGAATACGAGGCACCTTTCGCAAAGGCCTTCATGATTTTCATAGCGGCGTCCATCGACTCCGCTTCGAATTTTGCCGCGTGGGTAGTTTCTACCTTCGAGGACTTGTGGGTGAATTCTACGAAGAAGGTTCTCATTCGTGCAGTCCTTTGTAGCCTGGGGTGTTGTCGATGTTCCAGTAGTGGATGGTCTTGAGGATGTCCTCCGGGGTGTTGGTGACGGTAATGTCGATCTCCTTCTCGGCGAATGTGATGAAGACGACAGGGATCATGTCCAAACTTTGTTCGCCAGATTTTGCTCGAGCGAAAATCACCTTGCCGGGCTCCATGTATGCGATAAGTTTGGGATTTATCCAAATTTTACGAGTGGTGAAACGCCCGCCGGATGTCGGCGGAATGTATTTGGTGAGTTCGATCATTTGTCGACCCTTTCCTTGAGGTTCTGCGTAAGCAGTACGGTGAGCATCTGGATGCGGCGGGCGGTCTCTTTCGCCGCCTCGGTGGTGGTCGGGGAGTGGATGATGTTTTCGCACTGCGCCTGCATCATGCGGGCGTGGCCGAAATAGCTGTTGTGCTTCCAGACTTTCCGGCGGGCGATTTCGCCCTCGTCCAGCGGGCTGCGGTTATTCTTCCTGGGCATCAGGGACCTCGATGATCTGCGCGATGGTGCGAAACGCGGAATAGCTGAGTGCTTCCGCGGCGTCGCTTTTGGAGGCGAAGTGGTGGGCGTCGGCGACTTCGCTGGACCACATGCCCGAGCCCATGAAGTAGTGCTCGGTGCCGGGGCCGGTGTAGTCGCGGGCGAGAAGGATGTATTTCACTGCAGGTTTCCTTTCTTCTTCGGCTGCTCGGCGAGGGCCTCGGCCATCGGCCGGAGTTTTTCGACGAACTCCTGAATGGCGTACTGATGGTTCATCAACTTGGTCTCCTCGTAGACCTCGCGAATGGCGTCGAGAATGTCCTGGACCTTAACGCCCGTTTGGGAACCGGAGACGAGGTCGCGCTTGAACGCCCGCGACTTCGCCCTGCCGGCGATACCGGTGAGCATGGCGCCGTTGATTACGTGCTCGAGGCAGAAGTTCTGGGCGATGTCCTTCACGATCTCGTTGTTCTCCCCGATGAGGATGCGCCCCTCGTGGATGACGTAGGCGGGGTCGTGGAATGCTTCGACGGCGGCGAAGACGAGGTCGTCGAGGCGGGTTTCGGAAGGTATATCCTCCAGGACCTTGTAGAGGATTTGGGCGGCGGCCACCTTCGTTGGGCGCTCGACCTTGATCTTGAGGTCAATGCGCCCGTCGCGGAGGAGGGCCTCGTCCATGACCTCGGGGCGGTTCGTCGCGAGGATGACGAAGGCGCCGAGCTCGTTCATGCCGTCAAGTTCGGTGAGCATCTGTGCTATGGTCGCCTCGTTCGGGCGGAACGTACCGCCACGATTGCGGTCGGGGAAGAGGGTGTCGGCCTCGTCAAAGAAGACGACGAGCGGGTGGTTGTGGAGCTTGGCGTAGTTGCGAGCGTAGGTGAAGATGTTGCGGAGGTTCTCCTCGGTCTCGCCCCACCACTTCGAGTTGATCTCGGGGCCGTTGACGACAAGGCACTCGGCCTTCGTTCCGTGGATGCGGGAGATTGCGGAGGCCGCCGCCTTGGCGAACATGGTCTTGCCGCAGCCGGGAGGGCCGTAGAGCATGACGCCCTTGAGAGGCTTCATGCCGTAGAACTCGTAGAGGGCGCGGTGCTTGGTCGGCGCTTCGATGGCCTCGAGCAGGGCTTCGCGGGCACGGTCGTTGCCGATGACGTCGTCCCAGGCGACTTCGTGGTTGTACTGGAGGATGAAGCGCTCGACCTTGTCGCGACCGGCGGCGGTGCGGCCAATACCCTCGGGGTTGATGAACTGCGGGGGTACTCGAAGTCGGACTGACTCTTGTCTTATCATCTTTTCGTACAGCTCTTGTACGCTGAAATTCTTGGGATCGTTCATATCTTCACCTCGTTCGGCGCGACATATGGCGCAGTTGCAAATACCCTCGGGGGAGTACCAAGTGGTAGTTTTAATTTTGGACTCCTTCGCCCGCGGATCATACGGCGAGCGGGGAGCGTTGGGGGGGCGCCGGCGAGCCATCAGAAGGGGATGTCGTCGAGCGAGGGCTTGTGCTCGATGATGTTCGAGGAAAGTTTCTTCATCTGCTCGAGCAGCGGGTTGATGAGGGCCTGGTCAACGCCGACCTTGCGGCCGTACTCGACGGCTTCGGCGACCTTCTTCAGGTAAAGGGTGCGTTCGCGCTCGGCGAGGTCGGGCATCTCGCGGATCAGGTTCCATACCTGGTTCAGTGCGACGCCCGGCTCGGGGGCCCAGAAGCTCTTGACCTCGTACTCGCCCGCCTCGTAGAAGCAGACCTGGGCCAGGCATTCGCCTTCCGATCGGAATTGGAGAGTGACAGAGGGCTGCCCGACACCCTTGTCGAGAAGGCGACGGACTGCGGTGTCGAGTTGCTGTTGAATTTCATGCGAGTCCATGGGAGTCTCCTAGAGGTCGAGGTCGATGTCGATGGACATCTTCGGGGCGAGAGTGTGGATTTTATCCAGGTTGTCGATTGCGGCTTGGAGGTTAGCCGCGGCCATGTCGGCCGCTTGCTGGAGATCGGTATGGCGGGCCGTACCCCAACAATATGCGGACCGAGGTTGGTCCTCGGTCGGGCGGACCGAAACGGACCAGTGGTGTACGTGGTTACCGCTCGACGGGGCGAACCGGTGGACGGAACTGAGCGCCACGTTATCGGGGAGATTGATGGTGTAGGTGTTCAAAGGCCGAGGTCCTGTTTGAGGCGAAGGGCTTCTTCGAGGAAGGGGTCGTCGTCATCTGCGGGAACCGCGAGGGCCGGTCCGTCGGCGGGGACGAACGTTCCGGGGAGGCTGAGAGGCTCGATGATGACATGGGTGTCCTCGGCGCCGAGCTTGCGGATTGTGAGGGCGTCGTAAGGGGATGCGCCGGGGGCGCAGGCCTCGCGGTATGCTTTGCGGAATGCATAGGCACGCTGGCGGAAGTTGACAGCGGAACCGTGGGAGGGGGCGTCGTAACGCCCGCCGCCGTGGAGGAGGGCCGAATCAAGGATGGCCTTGATCGGCGCGAACTGGGTTGATACTTGGGAGATGGTTTTCACGGACTAAAGCTCCAGGTCTAGGTTTTCGATTTGGTACTTCTTCTCGATCGTCCGAGCGTGCTGGATGCTGACGACGCGTTCTTCGCGGGCTCGGTCGGCGAGGTATTTCTGGATGTCACTGGCGACCGGGGAGGCGTGGGAACCGATGCGGGGGACCGCCGTTTCCTTCCGAGCGACGAGGGCGCGTTTGAGGGCGCTGAGGCCAGCGAGGGTGAAGGGGATTTCCACACTGTGGGATCGGCCCTCGGCGAGGACGGAGGGGAACTCGACGAGGAGGTTGCCGGATGGGGCGATGGAGATTGTTGGGTTAGTCATGGGGTTCCCTTCGCTGTTATGGCGTCACCTACTGTTTCCTCTGTGGAGGAGTTACGGGAGAGGGCCGCGTTATGGGCATCGCAGACAGCTTGAGCGTCCGCATTAGAAAGCCCGCTTACTTTCAAAACAACCGATGGACCGTTTTGACGTTCCTCGTATACGTAGTCATTCGACGGGCGCGGCAGACTATCAATGATGAATAACCCGTCGTTCATGCTGCCGAGATGCCACGCCCTAGCGTTCGCCTCTGGTGAGGCTACGAGAGCGGAGCGGGGAGGGTGGGTGCGATGGCTGCTTCTTAGCCCGCCAGCCGTCCACGACCCCGCAGACTCTGGCAACATGCCGTTTCTCGTCGCGGCGATAAATGCCTCGATGTGTTTCGGGTTGAGATAGTTGCAGTCCTGCTTGCCCCAAGAGAATGCGTTTTCAACGAGACGGTGAAGGAACTCCGTCTCCTGCTCTACCGCCGGCACATCTGGGACATACCCCGTGACCTTGTCGTCGCACTCCATCGAGCACGTCCACTTGCCGGGGGCAGTCTCAGCGCCGAAATCATCACCGCCTTCCGACTTCTCGCGCGTGTCGATGACACGGCCGCATATGCAGCAGTTCGCCGTGGGGACTACCGCCTTCTCTTCCTCGGCAGAGGCGAGAGCGGCGGTAACAATCTCGCGCACATCCGTCTCATGAAGGCATTCGCCGGCCGGAACGCCTACACTCGACAGAGTGATACGCAGACCGGCCTCGACCATCGCGTCGGTTACTCGCTCATCCTTGTGCATTGTCGCGCTCCTTCAGTATCTGCTCCAGTGAAGCCTCGACATTTACCTTCGTCGCCTCGCCCATGAGGTCGAGGATGGCCGCGTTTGCCGCGCGAAGCATTCCGGCGGTCATTGCCCGAATGTGTTCGAGTTCAACGTCGGGGGCTGCCGCCGCGGCAGCGAACGAAGAGGCGAGGCATCCGATGGCGTCGTAGAATACCTGAGGGGGCGAGTCGCCCGCTTCGCAGCCGGCTTTGAGATATTCCACGCAAGCATCCTGAAATGCGTGATCGGCAGGGGTGAGTTCAGTCATGTGGGTCTCCTTAGCCTTCCTCGTCAGCAGCGCGGGGCTATGTGCGCTGGACCGCTTGCGCGGTTTCGGAATTTTATTTCATCAGCTCGAAGGTGAATTGGTCTTCCCTATAGCCGAGGATGCGCATGGCCGAAATAGCCATGGCGCAGGCTTTCACCTTGTCCGTGAGCTTTTCCGACATCACGAAGATGAACTCCTTGACGATCGGATCGGGGATGTCGAGCTTTTCCTCGACCAATTTGCATACAACGAAATAACCCATGAAACTTCTCCGTAACTGGAGGCCCGTCAAAAATTGTCGGGGCCCGACCTCGCGGTGACATCCTTCCCACCCCATTCCCATGGGGCCTGCGCCCGGCGGGCCTTTCAGGCCCGCCGCGGCTTGTCCCCAACTGGGGAATGATTGGGGGTGGTCAGTCTGTCAACCCCGTTGGGGTAACGCGCGGGTCTCCCCCTCCCAATTTTTCGACCTGGGCGTGAACGCCCGCCCGGTCGGGGCCCCTCACGTGTTACTCTCCGTAACTTCAGTGCTTTCGAGGCGCTCCCATTCTGCGTGGAAACAGCTTTCCCAGAGGCAATAAAGCTCGTCGCCGTCGTTGTCATGGACGAGGAACGACATTTCGTTGATGTCATAGGCCTCGTAGATTTTGCCGGCGGTGAGATAGGCAACGTCCGCCCCGGCCCTGATGCAACGAACCTTCATCGAACGTACTCCTTAAGAAGCGCGGCGAGGCGCGGGTTGCTGTTGAGGGCGTGGGCCTGTGCGAGGAAGACGCTCGAGGGTTGACGGATGGGCCGGCCCTGGGCCGCAGCCTGTAGGATGCGGGCGACCGCGACGGTCTGGTTGTCGTAGGCGATCTCGCGGGTGGAGACGCCGAGGCGCTGGAGGGTGATGTTCATGCGGGCACTTCGAGGTCGTAGCGGTCGGCCATCGCGGAAAGAAGCCATTGCATCCCTTCCGGATGGACGCCGCTGTCGTGGGCGCTCTGAAGTTGGCTAACGAACATGCGGCCTTCCCGAGTATCATATCCCTCGAGTGCCGCGATATGTGGTATTAGATTGCGGCCTTTTTTTCCCTCGAAGGCCGGGCTGTATTCCTCATCGGTCATAAGAATGCCGACTGCGCACGGGCCGACATCCCCGCGATAGGCGCACACGGTCACGTTGTTCTCCTCGAGCACCGCACGAGTGAAGCCCCGCTCGCGCAGGGCCACATATACCTTGGTGAAGATTTCCTGCTTAGTCAGCATTGGGCTCTCCAATCATGCTGCGCACCCATGCGAGGCGGCGGGGGTTGAGGTGTTTGTTCCGGTCGGCCCAATATTCAACTGGGCCAAGATCGAACGGGAAGGATGCATTCCCTGTACTTACGTAAAGTGTCGATGAAAGCTCATCTTCGAGACGCCTTCCACCGAAATCCTCAGCGTAACTGCAAAGGCCGTACTCCTTTACCCTAGCTGAGGGATTTTCGGATGTGGCGTCCTCGTACCACTCGCGAAGGACTTCTTTGAGTTCCGGCGACATCACGAAAGTGCCTCGATTGCGTTGGTGAGTCGGCGGGCCTGCTCGAAGTCTTTGCAGGCCATCGCCTGACGGATGTAATTCGGGGCAGGCACGAAATTGCCTTCCGGCGCCTTCTGTGCGAGGCGCTGGAATTCTTGGGCCAGGGCGATGACTTCCTGGGACTCGTGGCGGATGAAATGATACTTGATCTCGTCGGCGAGTTCGTTAGTCATCGGGCCGGTGACTGCGAGGAGGTGATTGAGAGTGGACATCAGTGTTCTCCCGTTGCGATTGCGAAAATCTGGTCGGTGTAGCCATAGATGCCGTTCCACATGAGGTACACGGCGAGGCGCTCTTTGGGCTTGTGTGCCGCAATGAGCTTCCGTACCTCACCGGTGCGGGCCTCGGGGCTGAGATGCTCGAGTTCGTTCTCGTAAAACCCGAGATACGCTTCGCGCAGTGCGTTCATAGTTCCAACTCCAGCGTTGCGAGGGCCGCTTCGTAGTCCCGCTGCTCTTGCAGCTTCCGCCAATCCTCGAAGTTCTTTTCTATCGAGAACTTGATGGCCTTGGGGGACATGCCTGCGGCGACGTACTTGCGGACCACGAGCCAGCCGTACTCGTGGACGAGGGCCCGAAGCTCGGGGGAGAGGGCGTCGATCTGGGCCATGCGGCGCTCCTTCATGAGCTTCTGGTCCTCGGGGGAGATCATATCCGCCTGGGCACGTTTGTCGCGCATGGCTTTGGTGACGCGCTCGATGTAGAGGGGGAGCTGGGCGATATCGACGGGCATTATTTTGTCCTCCGAATAATCTCATCTCGGATGAGCCCTTTACGAGTCATCAATACTGCGAGAATACGAGGATTTGAGATGCCGCCGACAAGCGCCTGATCATACAGATCAAACAACTCTTCAATTCCGTAGCCGGTCAATTTGGCCGACCACTCAGGAAGTTCGTTGGTTAGATTTTCTACCAGCCGGGCTTCTTTAACTCGGCGCTCATCCCCCAGTCGTGAGATCATATCGCTGTAGTCGGAAAGACTGCTCATGTCACACCAGCCATACGAAAAGGGTTGCGAGGAAGGCGGTGAGGACCGCGGCCTCGAGGGCCATGACGGCGGCATCGTAGAGGTAGGAAAGTGCGGTGCGCATTTGCGACTCCGAAGGTTGGGGTGAGCGACATTACTCAATGAGCGCACCGTAGTGCGCCCGCTGCGGAATGTCAACGAGATTTGCGCTTTTTCGGCACAACCTGATAGAGGGCTTTGAAATTGTGCGGCGTTTTGGGGCTGGGCATGTAGCCGCCGTTCGTGGCGTCTCCATATATAACGCCCTCGGCGAACAACTTTTTTGCCTGTTCGCGGTCGATGAAGAAATCCTTTGAGCCGTTGCGGGAGTCGGGCCGGAATATGGTAAGACCGGCTGGTGCGTGGATGGTTTGCATAAGGTGCTCCGAGGGTTGAGCGGGATTGCTCGATGAGGGGCGCAATTGCGCCCCCCGCCATGCAATACCTTGCATTGGTTGTGGTAGTTTTCCAGACCGATTCAAAGAACACTCGCCGAGGCGAGGGGGCTGGTGTCGCCCGATCAATCCCCCGAGGGACTCACCATGTGACACCGGGGCGCCCCTCGCGGATTGTTCGCGGGCCACCCCGCGAGGGACTAGGTTGCGGCGGTTTACGTGGCCAGTCCTTTACATGATGCACCTCCCATGTGGGGCCGCGCCCCTCGTTGATCAGGTATCCCGAAACCACGCGGGGCCGGGACAATGCGCCAATTTTACCCAAAACTGGTATGGTTGTCAACCATACATACCCAGCGCATACATACCGCATCCCGCCCGCGTGGCGCTAGGTTGGCCTAGCGTAATGTCCTGTGGTATGCCCTAGTTTCACCTACGCCTAGCTAGTTTCACGCCACGCCCATGTTGTGTGAAATGGGTTACGTGCCATATCGGGAGGTGAGGGGATGGGAGGTGATGGGGCGTGAGCCCCATATGGCTCGTAACGGGTCTTGCCACATTTTCGCCACAATTTCTGAAAAAAAAAAAAACTGGTAAAACAAAAGAGGAGAGGAGTAGACCCCCAAACAAATGCGGGGGAGGTGGAGCCATACCGTAACACCATGTTACGAACCATACCCACCTCCCGATATGGCACGTAACCCAAAAACCGCAATGTGGCGAGGTGGCTGAACCAGCGGGCCCTAGCCGGAACCAGCGCGAGCCCGAGGGGATTACGCTAGGCCAACTCAGGGGGGCGGGGGAATGGCGGGATTGGATCGGGGGTGGCGCATCGCGCCAATGGCCATTTCCCGGCCCGTGGCGGGGGGCAGGACGCGCGAGGCGGGGCGGTCTGGTACATGGGTGGCCGGGCAAAGAAAAACCCCCGTACGGTCAAATACGGGGGTCGGTATGGCTCGTGCTCGCTCAGTCTATTTGTGGCCGAGCGCCCATTTCAAAATCGAGATGAGCTGGCGCTTCGTGATCTTGCCCGACTCGTAGCGGGCGATGGCGGATTCAACCAGTGCGGTCATGCGAATTCTCCCCATTGTGCGGTGCGGGGCTCGCCCTCGACATACGGGGGCGCCCATGCGAGAGGGCCCTTGCAAGTGCGGAGCAAGAGCGAACCATCTTTCATCTGCCAGTATCCATACACGCCGGCTCCGATCGGTTCGCCGAGGGCTTGCGTGAATTCGTCCGCCGGAATGTATTTGTGGCTGCCGCCACCTACGTGATCGTACGAGTCGATCACCGAGCCGTTGGCCAACGTCGAGGCCATATCGGCGAAGCCCTTCTCGGGCCACTTCAGCCGGCAATAAGCATTGATCTGGCCAGCAGCCACCCGCGCGTAACACATGTTTCAATCTCCACAATTTGGACTCATCAGCATGGGCCTTACCCATGGACCGGGCCGGAGCCCGGTTTCGTCCTTAGAGATCGAGGTCGCTCGCGCTCTGGGCCAGCTTCGCCTTGCGTTCGCGCTCCTTCTTGAGTTCGGCAATCCGCGCATCGACGAGCGGCCGGAGTTTCGCCTCGTTCTTCCCAAACACCTCGTCGAGGCGTTCGTCCGAAAGGTCCTTCCATTCTTCCTCGGTCATTTCCCCCTTGGCAATCTTGGCCTTCAGGGCCTGCTTCGTGATCTGCCGGGCGACCTTCGTCTCTTCCGAGACACTGCCGCCGCCGCTGCGCTGTCCCAGCGTGCCTTCCGTGATGGCCGCGAGTTTCTTCTCCCAATTCCCCTTCGCCTCGTCGAGGCTTTGCGCCCCTGCATACGCGTCCTGCAAGGACTGCAGGGCGAAAGTCAGAAGATATTCCATCGACTGCGCGGGAATGGGCTTGCCGTTCAGCTTTATCACCGTCGCATCGGTCTCGAGCATCACACGCCCGATGTCGCCGTCCCACGAGGACTTTTCCGTTGCGCGCTTCACAAAGTTGCGAACTACCTGCATAACACTTCTCCATCAAATCGGCACCTCGTGCCGGGGGCGGAATTGCCCGATCAGCCCCCCGCAGGGGGCAAACCATGCTATTCCTGTGTGAACCCAAAGATGCAATCGAGTACGATGAAACCGATGACGAAAAGGAAGGGGGCGAATACCGCAATCCCGATGGCCAGTCCCGCGTCTTGCATGTCCAACTCCGTGTGTTGTGTTGTTCGATGAGTTGAATATGGCACAAAGCCATACGGGGTTCAACCCCCTTTCGAGCAATATTATTGCGTTGTTTATCCCCACCTCCACAATTCGATATGCAATCCGAGCATGGCTCGCGCCCCCGCAATGCACCCGAGGCGCACCCACCCCCCGGCTCTCATGCGCGCAGGCACCCCCCGGCCTTCGCTGGTACCCCCCGGCATCCCCCCTACCCATGTCCCTCTGGCATTTTGTGTTGAGAAACTCGATATGGCTCAAAGCCATACCCCTTGCATCCCTCCCCAAAGCGTGGTAAAGTCCCCCCGAGTCAATCAATGCGAGGGAAATGCTGTGGACCTGGACCTGGATGTAGTGCCGCGGACGCGGGGGCGGGCCGCCGTGCCGGTCTCGGCTCGGACGGTGCGGTCGCTGGGGGAGGCGGACGTGGCGCTCTTGGCGGCGGAACGGGGGACGAAGCCCTCGGCGATCAAGCGGATTTCGGACCGCCATCACGCACTTGCGAGGGCGATTGCCTCGGGGATGGGTGAGGGCGAGGCCGCGATCGTCTGCGGGTACGATATCTCGCGGGTGAGCATTCTGAAGGCCGATCCGGCGTTCCGGGAACTCCTCGAATTCTACCGCGAGGAGAAAGACCGGGCGTTTCGTTCGGTGCAGGATAAGCTCGCCGGGATCGCGGGCGATGCCCTGGATGAACTCCAGACGCGCCTCGAGGACGAACCGGAGAAGTTGACCGTCGGCCAGCTCCTTCAGGTCGTAACGATGGGTACGGACCGCACCGGGAACGGCCCACAGTCGACGCAGCACGTCAACGTGAACGACGGCCTCGCGATGCGGATGGAAGCGGCGCGGGCCCGACTCGCAGCTCGGAGGGCGAACGATGCGTGATATCCGACTTCGGCGAGACGAGGCGCCCCGGCAACAGGTCGGGGTGCTCCCCATCCGCGGGGCGGCAGGACAAGTTGGCCCCCAGGGTCCTCAGGGCGCGCAGGGTGTAGAAGGCCCTCAGGGGGCTCAGGGTCCTTCCGGGTCTCAAGGCCCGCAAGGTTCCAAGGGCGACTCGGTGAAGGGGGATAAGGGAGATCAGGGCCCGAAGGGTGATCCGGGCCTCGCCATCCTCGACCCCCTCGTCATCACCCAAACCGCAGTGGTTGCGATTACGACGGGTCCCCGCGTTGTTGAGCTGCCCTACCCCCAGGCCGCAGTCGGGGAGACCTACCTCATCCTCCCCATCACAGTCCCCGCAGGGTACTTGGTTCAGAACTCGGGCTGGTGCGACAATGCCGGGAAGATCAAGGTTGTCGTGACCGCCCCGACCCTCGCAATCGGCGCAAGTTATTCCATCACCTGCAAAGTTCGAAAGGTGCTCTAGGTGGACCTGACTGAAACCCTGATCGAGTTCTCCGACGACCCGTTGGGGTTCGTGATCTTCAGCTTTCCCTGGGGTGAGCCCGGAGAACTCGCGGATCAACTCGGCCCCGAGGCATGGCAGGAAAAGCTCCTGAGCGACGTCGGGGCGCGCCTTCGCACCGGGGAGATCGATCTCGCGGGGGCGATCCAAATGGCCCGGACCTCCGGTCACGGGATTGGTAAGTCCGCCTGCGTGAGCTGGATCATCCTCTGGGCGATCTCCACCTTCCCCGACACGAAGGGTGTGGTCACGGCGAACACGGAAAATCAGCTGAAGACGAAGACGTGGGTCGAGCTTGCAAAGTGGTACCGCCTCTTCATCGGGCGCGATCTCTTCAAGATGACCGCAACGGCGCTCTTCTCGGCGGACCCCGCGCACGAACGCACCTGGCGCATCGACATGGTGCCGTGGTCGGAGCGGAACACGGAAGCATTCGCCGGCCTCCACAACCAGGGCAAGCGCATCCTGGTAATCTTCGATGAGGCCTCAGCCATCCCCGACATCATTTGGGAAACGACCGAAGGCGCCCTGACCGACAAGAACACCCAAATCCTCTGGTGCGTGTTCGGCAACCCCACCCGAAACAAGGGCCGGTTCCGCGAGTGCTTTGCTGGCGGGCGCTTCTCTCATCGGTGGTCCTACGCCGCGATCGACTCCCGTGAGGTTACGATCACGGACAAGGCCCAAATCCAGCGGTGGGTGGACGACTACGGCGAGGACTCGGACTTCGTGCGCGTCCGCGTTCGAGGAGTGTTCCCCCGCGTCGATACGGAAAGCTTCATCTCCCTTGACCTCGTCCTCCGCGCCGTCAACCGCGAGATACTTCCGCAGCGTGGGAGCGTTGTTCTCGGAGTGGACGTGGGCCGGTTCGGGGACGACCCCTCAGTCATCTACCCGAGATGCGGCGCCGACGCAAGTTCGCGCCCCATCGAAATCCTTCCGGGCCTCGACACGATGGCAACAGCCGGCAAAGTGGCAACCGCGTTCCTGCGCCACAAAGCCTCCATCGTGTTCGTGGACGAGGGCGGTGTCGGGGGCGGCGTGGTGGACCGCCTCCGGCAACTGCAAATCCCAGTCTACGGGGTGGACTTCGGGTCCGGCCCCGACGGGGTGAACCCAGATGACGGCACAAAGTACGCGAACAAGCGCGCCGAGATTTGGGGCGCCATGCGGGAATGGCTGAAGACGGGTTCAATCCCTGACATCCCCACCGGGGAAAACACCACGCTGGCGAGCGAACTCACCGGGCCTGGGTACGGGCTGAATAAGAAGGAGGAAATCCTTCTCGAGTCGAAGCAGGACATGCGAAAGCGGAAGGTGCCGAGCCCGAACGTCGCCGACGCCCTGGCCTGTACATTTGCGATGCCGCACCTCGCCTTCACGGTTGAGGACGCAGAGGAATTCGCGATGGAAGCGCCCGCCGTCGCATCTGACTACAACCCCTTCGCCCAGGAAACCCTTTGGGCCTAACTCAGGAGACCGCGATGAGCTTTCTATTCCCCAAGGCCCCGAAGCCCGTACCAGCCCCGACCACTGCGGTTCAGGCCGAGGCGCCGGAGGCCGATCCCGCCAACGCCGCCACTGTTCCGGGGTCGATGATCTCCACCTCGAGTCAGGGGCTGACCCGGAAGGCCCGCACCATCAAGCCCTCGCTAATCGGGAGCTCCACCAGTGGAAATTGACACCAAACTTCACAACCAGCTGATCGCGAAGGTCGGCAAGCTCGAGACGGTGCGGCAGCCGTACTTTCAGCTGTGGCGCGAACTCGCGGACTACTACCTCCCGCGCCGGTACATCTGGCTCGAGAACTCCTCAACCCGCGTCCGGTCGATGCAGAACCCGAAGGTCCTCGACTCGACGGGGACGATCGCGGCTCGCACCCTGGCGAGCGGGATGATGAACGGCATCACGTCGCCGGCTCGTCCGTGGTTCAGCCTCCGAATTGCGGGCCAGGACGACACTGTGTCGAACAACCCTGTTCGGGTGTGGCTCGACGAGGTGACGCGCCGGATGTCGATGGTGCTCGCGGAGTCGAACTTCTACAACGCGATGGCGGTTATGTACCTGGACCTCGTGGTCTTCGGCACAGCCGCGATGCTCATCTACGAAGATTTCGACTCCGTCATCCGGTGTTACAATCCGGCCCTCGGCGAATTCTACCTCGCCCAGGACGACCGGCTCGCCGTCAACACTTTCGCGAGGAAGTTCGAATACACCGTTGAGCAGCTGGTTTCGCGGTGGGGCGAAGAGAACGTCAGCAAGACGGTGCTCAACCTGTGGAAGAAGGGCGGCGCCGCCGCGCAGAACCCCCGCACCGTTTACCACATGATCGAGCCGAATTCGGACGGCGCTGGGAAGGTCTCGAAGCGGTTCAAGTATCGCGAAACCTACTGGGAGAAGGACGCGCCGAAGGGTACGATCCTGGCCCAGAAGGGCTTCAACGAGATGCCCGGACTGTTCGTCCGTTGGGAACTCGCAGGCAACGACGCGTACGGGTCCTGCCCCGCGGTTGAGTCCCTCGGCGATGTGAAACAACTTCAGCAGGAAACACTCCGCAAAGCTCAGGGCATCGACAAGGTCGTCAACCCCCCGATCATCGCGGATATCCAGCTGAAGCACCGCCCGACCGCCACGATCCCAGGCGGGATCACCTACGTGGCCGGGGCGAACTCGATCGGGGCCAAACCGCTCTATCAGATCGCGCCCCCGCTGGGCGAACTCTCGGCCGACATCCAGTTGATCCAGCTTCGCATTCGCGAAACCTTCCACAACCCGCTCTTCCAGATGATCTCCCAACTCGATACGGTTCGCAGCGCGACCGAAATCGATGCGCGCCGGGAGGAAAAGCTGGTGCTCCTGGGTCCGGTGCTGGAACGGTTCGAGAACGAGGCCCTCGATCCCGCGATCAACCGCGTCTTCGCCATCATGCAACGAAGCGGGCTGCTGCCCGAACCGCCCGAGGAGATCGCCGATGCTGATATTGAAATCCAGTACGTCTCCATCCTTTCTACTGCCCAGCGCGCTGTGGCCACCGTTCCGACGGAGCGCTGGCTCGCCCTCATCGGCAACCTCGCCGCTGTTGCCCCCGAAGTACTCAACATTCCTAACTGGGAAGAGGTGGTCCGGAACTACGGCAGCGACCTCGGCGTCCGGGCGAAGGACATGAGGGACCCTCGCGAAAGCCAGGCCATGACCCAAGGGCAGAAGCAGGCCGCTGCGGACCAGCAAGCAGTCCAGGTCGGCACCGAACTCACCGGCGCCGCACAGCAACTGAGTGCGACCGACGTGGGCGGCGGCAGCAACGCGCTTCAACAGATTCTCGGAGGCTGATATGGCACGTAACGAAATGGTACGAACCATACCCGCCTCCGACCAGAGTTCGAGTTACGGAGAGTAACACAGTGGCAGGCGGGGCTGACGGGGCACGTGACCCGGAGGGTGCGGATCATGCAGGGGAAGAATTTGTGCATTGACAAAAGACCTCCGACCCCGGATTATCACCCAGTGATCCGCCCTGCCCCGCGGGCGCTTCAGCGCCCGCGGGCGGCGAGTCACGGTGAAAATCGGGCGGAGTCGTTGTCATGTGCAAATGCGGGCCCCGGCTGATCTGTCCCCGCCGAGTTACCTGAGTTAACGGTATGGCCCCGCGCCATATCTGGACAATCCAAGGAAGATGGTGTAATAATGAGCGATGAAATCACCCCTGACGACCTCCGCAACCAGTGGGCCGAAGAGGACAGACTCGAAATAGAAACCCAGTACCGCGAACTTCTTTCTACCCCTCGCGGTCGCAAATTTCTCTTCTATCTGCTCGGACTTACCAAGTTCATGCAGAACCCCTTCACCGGTAACGCTCTTACGACGAGCTTTAACTGTGGAGAAATGAGCATAGGCCAGCGCTTAATGGCCGACATCACCTCAGTCGATCCCATCGGCTGGTCCCGAATGCAACAGGAAGTAAACGATGCCGACCGAACCCGTAGTGACGCCATCCGAGCCGCCGAGCGCTGATCCGCCGAGCCTCGTAAGTACACCCACCCCCACGGCAGACCCGCCAAGTGAAACACCTCCGGCAGTTGAGCCTCCGGCGCCGGCCCCCGAGCCGCTTGCTTGGGATGCCATCAAAATCCCCGAGGGTTTCACTGTCGAGGACGCCGATCGTGACGCATTCCTCAGCGCCATGAACGACGAAAAGCTCACACCCGCCGAACGGGCGCAGAAGCTCGTCGACATTCAGACCGGCCTCATGACCAAGGTGGCCGAAGCAAATTACAAGGCCTGGACTGACCTGCAAGACAAATGGCAGGAAGAAGTTCGCGCCGACCCGGAAATCGGCGGTGAGAAGCTCGCACCTGCATTGGGTGAGATCTCCAAACTGCTCGATCGGTACGGCTCTCCGGAGCTGCGCCTCGCACTGACCGAAACCGGCGCGGGCAACCACCCGCAGGTGGTTAGGTTTCTCCACAAACTCGCGAAAGACCTCGGCGAAGGCGGGCCTGTTTTGGGCGCTCCGACGACAGCCAAAGAGTCGCTTGCGGATCGTATGTACCCCTCCATGAAGAAGCAAGGAGCTTAAGATGGCTGTATTGCCAACCACGCGCCCGACACTTCTCGATCTCTCCAAGCGTACAGACCCCGATGGGAATATCGCTGAGATCGTGGAACTGCTCGAGCAGGAACTGCCCATCCTCCAGGACATGACGTTCCAGGAGGGCAACCTTCCCACCGGCCATCGCACCACGGTGCGGACCGGTATCCCCACGCCGACCTGGCGTAAGATCAACGGCGGCGTCCAGCCGACGAAATCCACCACGGCCCAGATCACCGCTAACACCGGTATGATGGAAGCCTACGCTGAAGTTGACAAGGCCCTCGCCGACCTCAACGGCAACGAAGCAACCTGGCGGATGACGGAGGAGTGGGGTCACGTCGAAGGTATGCGTCAGGAAGCTGAACGCACCATCTTCTACGGCAACGAAGGTTCGCAGCCCGAAGCCTTCACCGGACTCACCCCGCATTACTCCGATCGCACCGCAGTCTCCGGCGCCAACATCATCAATGCTGGTAACGACGGCGCGCCGACCACGGACAACCAGTCCATCTGGCTCGTCGGCTGGGGAGCCAACACCGTCCACGGTATCATCCCGAAGGGCTCGAACGCCGGCCTCCAGATCACCGACAAGGGTCAGGTCACGATCGAAAACGCCGACGGTCAGGGCGGTCGGATGGAAGGCTATCGCACGCACTACCGCTGGGACATGGGCCTCGTAGTCCGTGATTGGCGCTACGTGGTTCGCATCGCCAACATCTCCAAGGCAGCCCTCACCTCCGACGCAGCAACCGGCCCGAACCTTCCGAACCTTATGTTCGAGGCGCTCGAGCGCATCCAGTCTCTCGGCGGCGTGACCCCGGTCTTCTACGCTTCCCGAGCGATCATTACCAAGCTGCGCCAGCAGTCCGCCAACGCCGTCAAGAATTCCACGCTCACCATCGACAATGTCGGCGGTGTCATGCGCCAGGACTTCAACGGTGTTCCCATCAAACGCGCTGACGCACTCAAGGCTGATGAAGCCTACGTGCCGGCAACCTAAGGAGGTGATCCAATGGCAATCATGGACGATTTCCTGGAATTCGCTGACAATCTTTCCGTAGCGGCGGCTGCAGGCACCACCCTCCTTGGAGACGTGGTCGACCTTCAGACTCCGCAGCGTGATGTCGGTCTCGGCAACGAAACCTACTTCATCATCACGACCGGCACGGAGATCATCACCGGCGGTACTGCCGGCACGATCCGATTCCAGCTCGTTTCCGACGCCCAGGCCGCAATCGCGACCGACGGTTCCGCAACCGTCCACTGGGACTCGGGTAACATCGTCACCGACGATGCGGCTGCGAACGACAAGCGGCTTAACGCAGGCGGCATCATCGCTTGCGTGGCTCTTCCGTCCGAGGGCGCCGTTTACGAACGGTATCTCGGAGTTCTCGTCACCGTCGGCACGACCACGACGACTGCGGGTACCGTCAACGCATTCTGCGCTGCCGATGCCATCAGCCGTAAGGTCTACGGCGCCAACACAGGGTTCTAAGCCATGACCAAGGAAGACAAGAACCCCTCGACCATCGAAGTTCAGCTTCGCAACGACTGGTACTCCGGTGCCCGGCTGTTGCGTCCGCAGGACAACCCGCACACCCTCCCGAAGAGGGCGCTCGAACAGCTTCCCTCTTCGGCACTCGTGAAGGACGGCGACGATTTCGTCGAAGTCGATAAGCTCCGTAACATCGAGGAAGACTCGGAGATCGCGGAGAAGAAGGCCAATGAGGCCAAGGTGGAAGTACCGGCAACGGTGAAGAAGTCTGACCTCAAAATCTAAAAGGTGGGTGTCATGATTACTGATGAAGTTTCGATCTATAATCTTGCGTTGAGCTCGGTCGGGACTCGCAGTAACGTGGCACTGCCTTCGGAAGAGTCGCGCGAAGCTGAGATCTGCCGCCTGTGGTTCGGTCCGGTTCGAGATCGGGTGCTTCGCGCGGCACCCTGGCCCAGTACAAGGGCCTGGTCCCGCCTTGCTTTGCTGAAAGAGCGGGATACGAATGAAAACTGGGTGGCGGATGATCCCGATCCCGAGTACGCTTACGCCTACGGCGTTCCCCAGGATATGCTTGCACCCCGCTACTTGGCGGGGTTTCAGCGTTTCACGCTGAGTTCCTACCCGGGCAACAAAAAAGCTATCATGACGAATGAGCCTTCGGCGCTCCTGTGTTACACCCGCCGCCAAGAGGTAATCGGCTTGTGGGATGTCGGGCTCCAGATGGCCATCGTCAACGCGCTCGCAGCGCATATCGCTATGCCCCTGCACGGCAAAGCATCTCGCGCCCGTAACGCGCTCGAGCAGGCGAACAGTCTCATCATGCAGGCTAGGGAAGAAGTCGCGAACGATGATGTTGATCGCCTCGATACGATCCCCTCTTGGATTGCCGCTCGGGGTTACACCGGGGCAATGAGCACAACTCGGTACTTCTACCCGATGGGAGATCTCTTCTCGGCAGGAGAGCTTGGTGTCTAACGAAATCATCAAATACGCTTTTACTGGGGGCGAAGTATCCCCCACGCTGTTCGGTCGTTCGGACCTTGAGCAGTACGATTTGGGACTTGCCCTCGCGAAGAATTGGTTCGTCGATTATCGTGGCGGGCTGAGCACGCGCGCAGGTTTTGAATTCTGCGACTTCATCATGCACGATGATCTGGAGACGAAGTTCTTTGACTTCCGCTTCTCCCCGGACCTTCCCAACATCTACCTCATTCTCGTAGGTCACAACTACATCCGCTTCATCCAGGATGGCGCGTATGTTTTGGAGGCGCCCAAAACCATCACCGCGTTCAGCGGCGACACCGTAACGGCGGCTGCTCATGGTTATAGCGTTGGAGACTGGGTGAAGGTTACGGAAGTAGTCGGTCTTAACAATGTCAATACCCGCACCTTTCAGGTCGCCAGCGTAACTACCAATACCTTCACAGTATTGGAGGTTCCCACCCTCACGCCATTCGCCGCCTCAGGCGCGTATGTTTCGGGCGGAAATGTTTCTCGCATCTACACCGTGGAGTCGCCCTGGGTTTCAACGCAGCTGGAAGACCTCAAGGTCGATCAGTGGCGCGATCTTCTCCGTTTCACGCACCCGCGTTATCGGATCAGAAACCTGACCCGCATTGACGACGCGGAGTGGACACTCTCCATAGAGAACACCGCGGTTAGTTCTAGCCGAGTAAGCGGTATCACCGCGGTTGCTTCCGCTGCCGGGGACGCCGGAGTTCTCTATTGCGTAACTGCCGTTCTTGAGGATGGCAGTGAAACCCTCATGTCCGTGCCATTCCATCTCGGAGACATCGTAAACTACACGGTGACGGAAGGTTTCGTCACGGTAAACTGGAACCGTTTCAACGGCGCTCAGTACTACAATGTCTATCGATCGACTGTCGCTAGTGATGGCACGAAGTTGACGAAGGGTGCGGAATTGGGTTACATTGGAAAGGCCGTCGGAACTCAGTTCATCGACAGCAACATCATTCCCGATTTCACCAAGACCCCCTCGGTGAATAAGAACCCCTTCGTGGCTAACTCGGTTGAGTTCATTCAGGTCACGGACGGCGGGACTGGATACAGTGTAAATGACACGGTGACACTCACCGATGGTAGTGGCTCTGGCTTCGTTGGTTTCCCGATTGTCGATAGCACCGGGGCCATCACCGCGGTTAAGATAATCTCCGGCGGCAGCGATTACGCAAATCCAACTGTGGTTTTCAGCGGGGGCACAGGCGCCACGGCTACAGTTACCAAATCCGCGTCGGAGGGATTTACCCCCGGCGTGTCTACGGTTTTCCAGCAGCGCCAGGTTTACGCCTCCACCATCCAAGACCCGCTCACCGTTTGGGGAAGCCGCCCGCGAAGATATTCCGATTTCACCTACAGTGAACTAACCCTCGATAATGACTCGTATGAGTTTGAGATCGACTCGAAGGAAGTCTCTCCCATCCTGCATATGATTCCAACCCGCGGAGGTTTGGTTCTTATGTCGCGGGCTGGAATTTGGCAGTTGAGCGGCGGTAACTCTGGCGTGGTAACTCCCACGAACGCACTTGCCGATCCGCAGACCTACACTGGGGTAAGTAAGGTTGGGCCGATCCCGATTGGCACCGATATCCTCTACAATGAGAGCAAAGGTTTCAGCGTTCGGCTCCTGTCCTACAACGAGTTCGCGAAGGTCTACGCAGGCGAAGACAAGTCCATCCTCAGCAGCCATCTCTTTTCCTCGAAAAAAGTCATCACATCGTGGGCCTTCGCTGAGAACCCGTATAAGATAGTCCACGCTGTCCGCAGCGACGGCGCGCTTTTGAACTTCACCTTTGTTAAAGAGGAAAAGGTTTGGGCCTGGACCTGGGGCGTAACCAAGGGGCAGTTCAAGGACTGCAAGGTTATTCAGGAGGATAACGTTGATCGCCTCTACGTAGTAGTTCGGCGCCGCATTAACGGGCGCTGGACGAAGTTTATCGAGCGCATGTCGACCAGGGAATTCTCCTTCGTTGAAGATGCGTTCTGCGTGGACGCGGGGCTGCGGCTGGGGCATACCTACCCCGCGGCTATGCTTACGGCATCTGCAACTTCAGGCGTCGCCACGTTTACCGCAAGTGCCGGGGTCTTTTCCCTCGGAGACGTGGGGAAAATTCTTCGCATGGGCGGGGGTAAGGCAGTTGTAACTGAGTATCTATCCTCGACCGAGATAAAGGCCGAGATTGTTCGCCCGATCACTGACGTTCTTTCCGAGGACCCGAGTAATCTGGTGCTCGAACAGGCCTCGGGTACTTGGACACTTGACACACCCATCACGAGCATTTCAGGACTTTGGCATTTGGAGGGTGAAACCGTCGCTATCCTGGCCGATGGAAGTGTTCAAAACCCGAAGGTTGTCGTGGGCGGGGGTATAACACTTGACACTCCAGCGACCACGGTTAACATCGGGCTGGCTTATCAGGCCGTGGCACAAACCCTTCCGCCTGTAGTATCAGACGCAGTTATCGAGGCCCGCCGTAAGCGAGTTATCGGGGTGGCCACTCGGGTTAATGATACTGTTGGGTTGAAAACCGGACGTAGCCTCACGTCTCTCTATGCGGCCAAGGAGCGCACGAATGAACTTTGGGGCGAGCCCATTCGGATGTTCTCGGGTGTCCGCACTCAGCTCATCGACCCAGAATGGAATGAGAACGGTCAGACTTATTTCGTGCAGGACAATCCGCTGCCCGCCACACTCCTCGGTATTGTATTTGAGATAGAGGTGGGTGATGACTCGGATTGAGGACATACGAGATTTGCCGGAGATTGATCTCACCTCCACGTCAATGTTTGAACGGCAGTCTTTGCCGGAAGAATACTGGCGTCCGCTGGTTGAGAAGTCATTGCAGATGAAGGCCGTTTATGCGGGGGATGATATCCTCCTGATCGGCGGGCTTTATCAGAGTTCCTTCGTAAGCTATCCGCATCTTTGGGCGCTCGTCTCTCCAAAGATGCGGGATATTTCAGTCTCCGATTATCGGGCGATCCGACGTTACTGCGACGGACTTTTTCCAGGAACGGAGACTTACATTAACAAGTTGGACAGCGGCGCCGATAGGCTTGCCCGCTTCTTCGGCTATAGTGCAACCGGGACAGAATTCCTCTTCGAGGAAACCCCTTATGAAATTTACAGGAGGCCTCTATGAGTTTCCTTGCCCCGCTGGCGGGCGCCCTTGGTGGTGGACTTGGTACCGCGCTGCAGGTCGGCGGGGGTATCATCGGTACTCTCGGCTCCATCGGGCAGATGAACTACCAAGCGCAGGTTGCGAAGAACAATGCTTCGATTGCGGCTGAGAATGCTCAAAAGGCAAGTGATCAGGCGCAGCAGGAACAGGTTCTCTCCGACCAGCAAACAGTAGCACTGGTTGGTGAACAGGAAGCCATTCAGGGCGGAAGTGGACTGAACCTGGGGTCAGGCTCGCAGTTGCGTACTCGCCGCACGGCTCAACGGCTTGGGCGGACTGACGCCCAGCGTATCCGCGAACAGGGCAACGCGAACATCCAAGGCTTCCTGCAGCAGCGGGAAAATTTCCTTGGCGAAGCTCGGGTAGCCAAGAGCAATATGTTTGGCGCTGCGATCGGCGGGGCGCTAGACGTTGCTGGAAAACTTAAGCCCAGTCTCGCTGGCGGCGCCCGCAGTGTTCGCAGCCCGAACAGGCTTGATCCCTGGAATGGCCTACGGAGTGTAACGGTATGAAGGTTCCTTCACCTACTCAAGGCCGGACACGTCCGGTACTTCAGCAGCAGACCTACACGCAAGGGGCCAGCAACGTCGGCGCGGGAGCGCAGCTTATTTCTCGGGGGCTGGAAAGCTTCGGGGCCACGATCGCTGCGCGGAATGAGAAAACCGAGCGCTTCAACACGCTTCGTAGCTTCTCGCAGTTCGAAACCGAGGTCGCTTCGAAACTTACCGAACTCAAGCGCAACTATTCCCCCGACGGGAAGGGTTTCGTTGATACCGCGAATGCGACCTATGCGGAACTTGAACAGCAGTGGCTGCCGAATGTTCCCAAGGACTTGCAGGAAGAATTTCGCTTCCGCACACAGCAGTCTCGCCAGGGTATTCTGAACGACGCACTGAAGTTCCAGTATGAAGCCGGCGACGCCTGGTTCCGTCAGGGCATCTCCGACGAGCTTTCGAAATCCAAGACAGTCCTCGACCAAACGCCGCAAGCTCTAGAAGCCGAGCAGCAGCGTATCTTCGAAGTCATCCAGAACTCTGATCTCACCGAGGTCGAGAAGGCGGAACTGCAGCGACAGGCCACAGTAGGACTGGCCGCGGTTACGTACAAGGCCGAGGTTCGGCGGGACGCCGGCTCGCGAGGCGCTCTCGGTATCGGCGACCCCACCTCAGTGGTCGATCGGATTATTGGGGTGGAGTCTGGCGGAAACGCCTCGGCAAAGAACCCCAATTCTTCCGCCGAAGGACTGGGCCAATTCATCGATAGTACCTGGCTCGGAATGATGCGGAAGTACCGTCCGGATATCCAGGGTTCCGACGCTGAAATTCTGGCGATGAAGCGTGATCCGGCGCTCAGCCGCGAGATGACCACTCGGTATGCCGAGGAAAATGCTGAGACGTTGGCCAAAGCGGGGGTTAGCCCCACGAACGGCAACGTCTACCTCGGTCACTTCCTCGGGCCAGCCGGGGCGATCGCTGTTGGGCGGGCCTCGCCGGATACGCCAGTGTCGCAAATCCTCGGCGCCGATCAGATCGCTGCGAACAAGTCGATCCTCGAGGGGAAGACCGCGGGCGAGGTTCGTGCCTGGGCCTCGCGGAAGATGGGCAATGCCACGCTCGAAACCGACCCTCGGTTTGAGTCGATCCCCTATGAGGACAAGGTCGCCCTCTTCAACGATGCCGAACGTCAGGCCGCGGAAGAACAGCGTCAGACTGCGGCGCAGGCGAAGGCCGCTCGGGACGCCGCACAGAACAATCTGTACCTCGGACTGCTCGATGGTAAGTTGGGTCAGGCCGATATCGATGCGGCGCGAGGTGACGGCACCCTCGACGACTACGAGAGTGTCAACAAAGCCCTCGGTATTCTGAAAGACCGGGACACGAGTCAGAACCTGGCCCTCGGCGGGCTGGCAAAGATGGCTGCGGGCGCCCCATTCGATCCGACGGACTCGGACGATAAGAAGATGCTCAACGCGGTCGTTAAGCAGGGCAACGGCCTTGCTCGTATTGCTGAGGGGGATCGTCAATATTTCGCCTCTGATATCGTTCCGATGGTATCGCAGGTGGGTGATATCCCGACTGATGTCGCCGGCACACTTGCGGGAATGATCCGAGGCTCGAACAATCAACAGATGATGTTTGCCCTCGACGCTTTCGCACAACTTCGAGACGCTTCGCCGATCGCCTTTAACCAGCGCGTTTCGAGTGATGTCGCCCAGCAGGTGGAACTTTGGGATGCGATCAAGACACTGCCGACGGATCAAGCCGAACTCCTTAACCGTGTACGGGGTGCGACTACGCAGGCGGAGCGGCAGGAGCAAGACGTCCTTCGTAAAGAAGCGCGTGATTTCCTGACGCGGAGTGAGGGTGGTGTATCGCAGGGGCAGAAGCTCCTCGATGATGCAATCAACACCTTCGACACAGGGTTCTCAGTTTTCGGCTCGAGCGCGACGATAAACGTTCCACTGGCGAAGCAGAGCCTTTCTCGAGAGTTCAACGCGCTGTTCGTCGAGGCGTTCTCGAAGACCGGGAATGCGGAGACCGCTGCGGAGTTGGCGAAGAAGCAATTGCAGCGGGAGTGGGGCACGACCTCGGTCGGCGGCGGAAGTGACCTGATGAAGTATCCGCCGGAGAAGGTAGGGTATCGAGCCGTTGCTGGTTCTTACGACTGGATCAATGAAAGCGTTCGAAAGGACCTGCAGCTTCCGGAAGACGCCGAGTTCGATCTCTTCTCGGATGAAAAGACACGGCAGGAATTTCAAGCCTTCCAGCGAAACGCTGATGCAGCGCCGCCGAGCTATCGTGTTTTCGTGAAGGATGAGAGTGGGGTTTACCGTGAGCGCTACAACGATCAGGGCCGCCCACTTCGACTGAACTTCAAGGTCTCCGAAGAGGCTAAGGCTAAGGAAGCTGCGCAGTACGATTGGCAGGCCCGCAGGTACGAACTCGAAGAAACGATCAGCAACTATCGCATGATGCAAAGCTACGCCCAGGGCGAAATTCCGCCGGAAGACGTCGAGGCCGCTGCACAGGCGGAAGAAGAACTTCGGGTGCTGGATGAACAGAGCCGCAACGCAGGTAATGCCGGTGCGATTATCGGCGCAATGTCGGGGAGAGACTGATGCCTTTCGTTGAAGATACACCTCGCGGGTTTAACCAGTTCACCGCACCTGAGGTCGATGCCCCGGAGCCGACCTTCAGCGAGACGATCGGCGCGGCGTTCCGTATGGAGAACGACGTGACGAACGTGCTCGACGCACTGTCGCGTCCGGCATTTGCCCCGCAGGAAGGCTTTCAGATCGGCAAGTCACTTCGTGACTATGACGTGCAAAATCGATCGAGCCTTTTCGAGGACTATCGGGACCAGTTCCTCGGCGTGTCTTCTGAGGAGGAGATGCTCTACAAGATTCAGCGCATCCGGAAGCAGGAAGCTGACCGGGAAACGATCTCACGCGCCGGCTGGCTCGGTGTCACCGCAGCGGTCAGCGCCGGCCTCGCAAGTCCCACGGTTTTCCTCCCCTTCGTTGCGGGGGGTCGAGGCGTTGCTGCGGTAGCCCGTGGCGCGGCTGCGGGGCTCGCCGGGGCAGTGCCCTCGGAACTCGCGCTTTACGCTAATCAGGAAACTCGGACCGAAGGTGAGCTTGCTTTCGGGCTCGCCGCATCAACGGCCCTCGGGGGTATCCTCGGCGGGGCAGTGGCAGCACTGCGTCCGGGGGAACGGGAGCTTTTCGAACAGCAGCTGACGCAAGTGGCGCGCCCAGGTGGTCTATCCGCTGACGTTGCGGAACCCTTCGTTGATGCGGGCGGGCTGGCGACAGGTGCTCAGACCATCGCTCGGGTAAACGACGCAACCAAGGTCTTCACCAACCCGGTGACGCAAACCATCAACCAAACTGAGTTCGAGAGCTTCCGCGTCTTGATGCAGCAGCTTTCCGACTCGGGGCTGCAGATGGCGAAGAATGAGGATTTCATCCCCGCAAGTGTTGGAGGTACGATTGAAAATCGACTTAATTTCTACACTGGTATGCTGGTGCGCTCTGACGACTCTTTCAATGATGCGTACTCCAAGTACTACTTCGACGGCGCTGTGCCTCGAGTTGCTCCGAACCTGCGGGCCGAGATCGGCGGCGCACTTTCCGGGCAGAAGCTCTCCGCCGCACAGTTCGCTGATGAAGTCTCGCGGGCGATTTGGAATGGCTTTCAGCATGAAGTCCCGGAAGTGGTTAAGGCCGCTCAGGCTATATCCAAGGAAGTTTATGAACCGCTGTTGAAGATGGCGCAGGAAGTTCAGCTTTTCCCCGACGATGTGAAAGTCGTTGGGGATGAGGCCTATGTAAACCGCGTTTACAACACGCAGGCTATCAAGCTGAAGACCCAGGAATTCATTGACATTCTGACACGGCATTATGAGCAGAACCTGAACCAGCGTTTCGCCGACGAACTCGAGAAGTTCAAGGGTAAACAGGCGAAGCAGACGACGCTGGCCGAGGACCTGGCCCGCCCCGAAAGTGAGGTTGAGGAGCTGCAGGAAAAGTTCCGCGAGGAACTCAAGGCGCTCGATGAGAACCTGCCTGAGGAAATCCAGATGCTTGAGGAGGCCATCGCTACAAACCGGGCTACCCTCCGTGCCATGCGTCAGGCTGAGAACGTGTCGATCGCTGACGAGGCGACGATGAAGCAACTGCGGCAGGACATCCGCGATATGGAAGCGGCCTCGCCTCAGTACGCCGAGGTGAAGGGGAAGCGCCGGGAACTTCGTCAGCGGCTGTCGAACTTGAACAAGGCCGTGGTCGCTGTTGATGCACGGCGGGCCGCGAAGCTGGAGAAGATTGAGAAGACGGAGGAACTCGAACTCAACTCCCTGATGCGGGTGGTTTCGAAGGCGCAGACTATCTTGAAGAAACTCGATCGCGTCAGCGATAAGGTGCTCGATAAGGAAGTCTCCGCACTGAAGACGATGTTCAACCGTGCAGGCGAGGTTTACGATCGAGGCGAAGAACGCCTCGTGAAGTTGGCCGCGGATGAGGACCCGGACTTCCACCGCATTGGAGCAGTGGAAGACGTGCAAGAGACCCGTGCTCATCGCCTCAACGAAATCTCGGATCGGCTTGAAACTGCCGAAAACCTCGACCGCGATTCGCTCCGCGCAGTGCTGGAAGATGGACTGAACGAAGCGCTTGTGAAGGTTAATAACCTGAATTCGCGCCGTGTCCTCCGCAGCCAGCGACTGAAGGAGCAGGTCGCCAAGCTCGATCCGAAGATTGTCGAACAGCGGCTGCTCGATGCGCAGAGTGCTCCGATGCGTGCCGAGGGCGACTTCGCTCGTCGGTGGGAAACGGAGTACAAAGCCAGCTCGGTTGACCTCGAGAAGGGCGTCGCAGACTTTCGCGATGTGGCGAAGGAGGCAGCTCGCGATGTCACCGACAAGATCACTGGTACGTATCTTCGCCTTCCCTATTCCGAAGTCATGCAGATGGAGCGGGGCGCTGAACTTCGTCGCGTACTTCACATTCCTTCACAGCAAATCGCGGAATTCCTCGATACCGACATCCGCAGCCTGACGCGCATCTACACTCGCACCCTGGGCCCGGACATCGAACTCAAGAGGAAGTTCGGCACTCTCAACGCTTCGGAGTGGATTGCACCCGCGAGTGAAGAACGGTATGCGAAGATCGAAGCGCTGTCGAAGGCACCGAAGCCTGAAAACATGACACAGGAAGCTTGGGAAGCTAAGATCACCAAACGTACTGGGGAAATCAACGATCAGTTCGAACTCCACAAGCGGAACGTTGAGGCGGTCGTGCAACGGTTGCGTGGTACGCGGGGACTGCCCTCGGACCCCGATGGGTTCGCATATCGCGCCGCTCGCACGATTATGAACCTGAACGTGCTTCGCATGATGGGCATGGTCACGGTGTCGTCATTGCCCGATGTCGGTCGCCCGATCATGCGATACGGACTCACACGCGCGTTTCGGGACGGTTTCGTGCCGATGATCAACAATCTTAAAGGATTGAAGCTGACGCGGCATGAGGCCCGTTTGGCGGGCGTGGCAAACGACGTTTCGGCCCATATGCGGGCATTGGCATTCCGCGACGTGACCGACGAACTCTATCGAGGGAATGCGCTGGAAAAAGGTGTCGAGTGGGCCACGAACCGAATGGGTGTTGTAGCGCTGTTTGACTACTGGACCCAAGCGATGGAGACCATTTCGTCAAGCGTGGCGAATGCAAAACTGATGGACGCACTGGCTCGTGTCAATACCGGCGAGGGGATTATGCCGCTGAAGGAGGCCGAAACCTTCCTCGCAGAGAACGGCTTCGACGGCGTGCTGGCGGAACGTGCCTGGGATCAGGTGAAGATGGGTGGTGGCGGAAAAGTCGAGGGAGTTTGGTGGCCGAACACTGAGAACTGGTCGGACCAAGAAGCCCTTCGTACCTACCGTGCGGCGCTTTCTCGAGAGGTCTACAAAACCATCCCGCGGCCCGGAGCCGAACGGGCGCTGCTTAGCGATGCGAATATGGTGGGCCGGATGCTCTATCAGTTCAAATCCTTCGGCATGTCCTCGATGGCGAAGATCACCATGGCAGGTGCGCAGCAGCGAGATATGGCAGCCCTTTCCGGAGCCCTAGCCTCGATGGGTATGGGAATGCTCAGCTATTATCTGTGGGCCGTCGCTACCGGAGGGAAGTCTTATGAAGAGATGCTGAACGCCGGTCCGGGTAAGTGGGCTGACGAGGCGATCAGCCGTTCCGGTATCCTCGGTAACGCCGGAGAAGTGCAGCGGATTGCGCAGACCATCCCGCTCTTTCAGCCCTACTCGTCGTTCAGCGGAACGCGCCAGACTCGGCGCCCCGGAGACGATGTGGTCGAGGCGCTCTTTGGGCCGAGCTTCGACTTCGTACAAAATGCCACCGGGGTTATCTCGGGGATAGATCAACCAACGCAGGGGACATTGAAACAGCTACGCCGACTCACACCATTTCAAAATGCCGTAGGCCTCCGTGAGGCCATAGATGCTGTAGAGGAAGCCCTAGGTAGTAAGCTTCCCGAAAGGAGAACTAAATGACTGTGCAAACGACGAGTCGACTGGTTATTTACCGGGGCAACGGCATCGCGACGGAGTTTCCGTTTAACTTCGAAATCCCGGAGGATACTCTTATCGTGAGTATCCAGGACTGGGAGACGAAAGAGATACTCGAAATCATTTCCCCCGGTGACTACTCGGTTATTGGGCTTGACGATCCTGCAGGCGGCGTTGTAACTTACACGCCTGCATCCGCACCGCTCGATGAGACGAAGGGGATTGTTATTCTTCGGGAGGTTCCGTATACTCAAGAACTGGCTATCCGGCCCACCGGCGGGTTTAATCCCGAGGTTGTGGAGCAGCAGCTCGATCAGATCGTTATGCAAATTCAGCAGCTTGCTGAAATCCAGTCGCGCAGTCTTCTCGTGTCTCCCGGCGCAACCCCGCCGACGCTGGATGAAATCAATCAGGCCGTGGACGCCGCTGCGGATGCACTTGCCGCGGCTGAAGCTGCTCAGCTGGCTGCCGAAAGTGTCTCGATCAAGCGTGTGGTGGACATTGCGGAACTGAAACCCCTCAACACCAGCCTGACCAAACTCGCCTTCCTGCCCGATGATACCGGCTTCGATTTCAAGGCGATCGACAGCGTTGCTGCGGCGGCGCTTGACCCGAGTGAAAATATCGTGGTCAAGGCTGACAATATCCCGCTCGCAACGGGTGCGTGGTATCGCCGCTTGAAGGGCGATCAGCCGGGCGTCCGTGATGCGTTCAAGGCGAAGGGCGACGGCCTGGCCAACGACACTCAGGCCATTCAAGATGCGGTTTACTGGATGGAGTTTTACCCGCTCCGTTCGCGCGCTCTGACGTTTGAGCGAGGCATCTTCGATGTCACCGGTATTGAAATCCCGAATGACATAACGGGCATTTCTTTCAACGGCGCATCCTTCTGGGACACGAATATCCGCTGCGCCGTCGTAGACGGGGAGCCCGTCATCGACAACAAGTCCCAGGAATTCAAGATGTTCGATATGACAGTTAACACTGTCACGCCTCCCGGCGGAAACACTGAAATGTGGAACGCGGGGAAGATCGGCATTCGGAACGATAAGGGCATTGGCGAGACGGCGGACGTTGACATGACGCTGAACCGCTGCCGCATCGCCGGTTTTGCAGCCGGTATCCTCCATCGTGGGCGTGGCCTTTCGGCTCATGTCAATCACTTCTCGTCCTGCCGCTATGGCGTGCAGTTCGATTTCCATAACGCCGCCGACTATACGGGGCAAGACGAAGGCTATGCCTTCTCTGACGACGCGGCTTTCCGGGGGCTCATGATCTCGAACACCCGGTTCCACTCCTTCGACATTGCGGCAATCGCCAATATCGGAGTGAACGGCCACAAGATGCGCGGCCTGAGCGTCGATAATATCCAGATGGATATCGGCCGCCGGCTGTTTGTCGGACACCTGGGTGAGAAGGCCACTATCATCAACGCGAAGGCGTTTAACACTCGGACGGAAGTCCTTCAGCTCACGGGCGGGAGCAACTTCATTCTCTCCGGGATCATCGGGTTTGGCGGGACGAGCGCCGACGATACGACGACGCCGACAAACCTTGTCAGGCTGGAAGCTGGCGCGGATGCAGGCGGAACGACTGGCATCTACCGTGGCGGGATTTTCTCTGATTTCCAACTCGGGCTGAGCGAAGAAGATGCAGTCGTCATGACTGCCGGGACGCAATTTCTCGGAACCAAGTTCAATGACTTCATCTTCGACGGCATCGGCTACAAGACGCCGGGAGATTTCTCGCCGTTCCTCGTCCAGGCCAACAACAGCGATATCGAGATCAATCGTCCGGTGCTGATCGCCACGGCTAACCGCCGCTCGTTCGTTCACAACTCGGGCACCGGCAACAAGATCAACGTGGATCGTCGCCGCCGCTCGGGCGCCAATACGACGCCGGCAACCTCGGGTGCCAACGCCGCCGACGTGATCGTTGATCGTCACACCACCTATGCGCCGACGATCACGCCCGTCACTGCGGGCCTTACCGCAAGTGCGGCAACCACCTTTGATTGGGTGGAGATCGCCGAAGGCTATATCCAAGTGTCGGGCCGCATCACGGCACAGGTGACAACGGCGGGAGCTTGTGTCCTTCGCGTTTCTCTTCCGAAGCCCTCGGACTTCGCTAACAACGGTCACGCCTCGGGAACCTTTATTGCCACGTCGACCGGTCTCAATGTCGCCGGGGGCGTTGTCGCCGATCCGACGACCGACACACTGGAAGTTCGTTGGCTGGCGCCGAGCACGGCATCAATCGGCTTCAGCTTCACTGCGGTCTATCGCGTCCTTTAAACTCATGGAGACCTAACATGGATAAGTACTACGTTTACCGCCCGCTTCTCGACCTGATCGGATACACCGAGGGCACGGATGAGGGCGACGGCTACAACGAGACTCTTGCCTACGGTAAGATGCTCGACGGAAAGAAGACTCGGGGCTCAGGCCCCGACGTCATCCTCACCACAATGTCGCTGGCTGAGATCGACAAGCTCCAGACGAAGATGCTGGCGGACCCGGACAACGCCCGTCTTAACTCTTCCGCGATTGGGCGCTACCAGATCGTGCGGACGACGATGCGGGAGATCAAACGGACGCTCAGTCTGACGGGGCTCGAAAAGTTCGATGCCGACATGCAGGACCGTATGGCGTGTTATCTCCTCGGTGTCCGCGGGATCGATAAGTATCTCGCTGGGCGGCTGAAGGAAGATACCCTCATTAATAATCTGGCAAAGGAGTGGGCGAGTCTGCCGACGACCAAGGGCAAGGGACACTACGATGGCCAGAACGCTCGCGTTGGTGTCGCGCGGGTTCGCGAAACCCTGGCCGAGATTAAAAAGCGCCACGCCCTCGGGCAGCCGACTGTGACGGTTGAAGTCCCGGTCGAGGTTCCGGTCGAGGTTGAAAAGCCTGTCGTGCCGAAGACGATTGAACGGGAGGTTAATCAGAAAACGAACTGGTTCACCACGATCTTCACCACAGTCTTCGGTGCCGGCTTTGGCGGCTCCTGGCTCGCGGGCATGGATCGTGATGGGCTCATCCTGATCTTCGGGATCGGGGTGGTAGTGACGCTGGCGGTACTCGTCGGCGGGAAGTGGATGGTGCAGCGGATCAAAGCAATCAAAGCGGAGCTCGAGGCATGATCAAATTCTACATCATCGGGATGGCGGCATTCGGCGCCCTCCTTATCGGGGCCTACTTTCTTCACCAGACGGCGCAACAGGCCAGGGTTGAAGAACAGCTGAAGCAGGAGAAAGCGAATGCAGAGTTTCGAGTACGTGCTGCAAAAGGTGCTGTTGACTTTGATACTTGCGATCGGGCTGACGGCGTGTACAACTTTGGAAAGGGCACCTGTCAACTACCTGGAACTCTCCACGGTAGTCATTGACCTGCCCGGAACGAAGGGTGCGACGCTGGGGGATCAGCGGAACATCGATAAGTCTGTCGCGAAAAGTTGCGCGACAGGAATTTTGGGGGCCAGTCAATGTGACGTCCACACTCGGGCAAGTGCGGAGCGCAGAGCGGAGCTTAAGTGATGAACCAAGTCGTTGAGTCGGGGAAGCAAGTGGAGCAGACATTTCAAAGGTTCGGGTCGCTGATTAATTTTGTGATGCTCGTCGGGGGGTTTTTGGCAGTGTTCGCTACGGCAGGTGCCTGGAAGAACACGGTTGAAACCGACATCAATTTACTGAAAGGATGGCAGGTAAACCACATGGAATACCATCGTGATCGGCTCGCCGAGACGAAGGAAATTCAAGGCCAGGTAAGTGCTCGCTTGCTTGAGTCGGAGAAGAACCGAACTGTGGATGCGCGAATGCTGGATAACCTTACTCAACGAGTGAGTGTTCTGGAGAAATCCATCGACACGGTAGAGACGAATGCGGCGAACACAACCGCCGCACTCAATAAGATGTCCGGGGACATGCAAGTGGTGAAGGAAATCCTGACCCGGATTGAAAAGCAAAGGCCGCGCTAGGCGGCTTTGGCCCTGGGGATGTAGCCTTGTCCTACATCCCCAAACTTCCTTTCGATGAGCCCGGCCTTTTCCATCACGTTGATGATCTTCTCAACGTTGTGTGCCGGGGTACGCTCTTGCAAGAATGCGTAAAGTCGGTGCTCTTGGATGGGCGCCTTTGACTTTACCCAGGCCTCGTAGAGGAAGTGATAACATTCCTCCATGACCTTACCGTCCCCACCCGAGCGCATGGCCCGGAAGATGTCCGGCATCACCCTCTCACATTCCATAAGCCAGTCGAGCGCCTCGACGTAGTTCTCCAGTGTGATCACGTAGCTGTTCGACCGAGCAACACTGGATACCATGCATAGTTTGATAAGGTGGGCTGTGCGTCGTGTGTTATAGTGAGAAAGTTTCGGATGCGACGGGGCGGGCTGGCCCCCGGCAATGTGCCAGGCGTTCAAGGCAACCTTAACGTCCTCCTCGAAGGAAAGCTTTCCATACATCTCTCCGATTTCATGCAGGTCATGTTCGAGATCATCGCGAAGTTTCTCGTTGTATGCGTTGGTTGCGAAGAGGTCGCTCGGTGCGTCGGCGCCGGAATAGATAAGCATCGTGCGGGAAAGAAAGCCCTGGTCCCACGCACCCTCAGGAAGGAGGCCGGTGAGGTACGATGGGGTTGTGGCTGCGGTGAAGTTAAGCTGCGGGGCTTCCATCTTGATATTGATCTTGGCTGTGCGGCGCGTTTCGGAGTAGACTCGGCAATCGTAGATGTTGGTGAGGACCTGCATGAAGTCGCTCTCATAGGACGGCAGGAACACGCCTAGCTCATCCGATGCGACGATCAGCGAATTGAATGTTGTGATTGCGGGAGTGTCCATCGGGCGGATGATTTTCTTTTCAGCTGCGGCGAGTGCGTCGATCAAGGATGCTTTGGTTACAGAGGTGGGTGCGAGATGGTGGTTCTTGAGGCTGCCTAGGAATTCATATGCGACTGAGGTTGCGAGTGTCTTGCCGGCCCCTGGCGGACCGACAGTGATAACGTAGAGGTTGGGGTAAAGCACGCCTTTTCCAGTGCGAACCCAAACCTTCCGTTCAAGGGCTGCGGCGATCGTGAAGATGCCCGCCCACTTCGTGAATAGAATTGGACTGCCCTTGTTAGCCATGTAGCTGTTGAAGGAGTCCGTCCAACTCTCAAGCTTGCGTGTCATACCATTCCCCGGAATGTGAGTTTGAGGTCGACCTCTTCGCGCGTCCGCGAGTCGTGCCCCTTGTATTTCTTCAGCCCATCAACATTGGCGGGCTTCTTCGGGTCGCTACCGTCGGAGTAGTATCCCCAATTCCAGCCGGTCATGGCTTCGGTTGGGACTACGAACGGGCGGTCGCCCTTGAGGGTCTTAGGTGCGCGAAGTGCCTGGAGTGCCCACGGAACAATCTCGTCTTCAAGTTCTTCGGGATACTGGAAAAGGATTGAGTCGTGAACCTGGATCAGAAGTTGAACTCTGCCATCGCGCCAGAGGTTGAGGATGCCAGTGTTGATTTCGTCTGCGGTCATGGACTGGGGGGAGTATGCTACGGCTTCGCGAAGTGTGGCCTCGTCGTCGGCGCGACCGAAGAAGAACCTGCGACGGCCGAAGAGGGTGGTGAGATGCGATACGGATTTGAGCTGGTTGAGGACGTATTTGTGATACTGCGGGATGATGGGGAATGCTTGGAAGTAGTTGTGCTGGAAGATTTCAACTTCGCCTCGGGGGAACTTGGTATGCTTCGCCATCGTCGCAGGCTTGCCGAGGAAGTTGCTGCCGTGGCCGAGGACCTTGGACGCATCGCGGTAGGTCTTGCCTCGGTAGAATACAACGTCGGCGATCTCGCGGTCGGTACGCCCATCACCCCAGGGAAGCTGCGGGTTGGACATACGGCAGACCTGGGTATGGAGGTCGCCCGCCTCACAGGCGTCGAGATACTTGCCTGCGACTTCGGGTCCGTACTCGTCGAGGAAGATTTCCCAACACAGGGCGCCGAGGTTGCGGGAGTCCGCTTGCTCAAG